ACAGGTGATCCGACCGCGCCAGGGGAAGACTGGTTGGCCGACGTCGGCTGCGTTGTCGCTATACGGATCAGGCAGAGTGTTTCCGCCCTCAATGTGCATGAACACAAAGGGGCAGAAGATGACCCTGTGGCCCCTTGCTTTCAGCCATTGAATGGCCTCAACCACAACGTCGTCAGAGGGTGTGCCGCCATAGACAAGGTTGCCATCAGCGTCACGGCCCACTTGGGGGACATCCGGGCTGGACCGAGTGAGACCGGCCACATTCCATTCACGGGGCGTGACAACGCCATTCCGATCCGTAACTTCAACATAGGGCCGGATTTCGCATTCCCCGATCCGCAAATCGTCTCCAAACCACCCGACGACCAACAGCACGGCGTCAAGATTTAGTTGGAATGCCTCCAGTTGGGTCATAGACAGAACAAAGTTGCTCACGCCACGCTGGTTGTGCATGTTCATGAATGTGGCGCCAATGTTGTCACCGCTACGAGTGGGCAAAGCAATGGTATCGCCAAGCTGGTTCTTAAACGTGCCGCCAAAAAAGAAGTTACCCAGCACGTTATTCGAGGCATTCTGAGCCGTATAGACGTCTGTCCCATACACGAACTCGCCAGAGCCCGGGATAAGACAGAAGGAGTGAGCCACGTTGGAAATGTCGTCTGGGTCGCTTGTCTCAATGGGAGCAATAATCTCTGCAGTCACCTGAGGGATGCGGTTGCTATACTCGCCCAGCTCAAAGTCTTCAAAGACGATATAGGTAGTGCCACGGAACGCCGGGGTTTTGCCTACGCCTTCAACCGACTGAATAACAGAGTCGGGAGCTTGAGTCTCAGTGCCTTGATAGAATGTAGACTGGACAATGGAGAGGTCAACCTCTTTACCATCCATCCAGATACGCCCAAGCTGAACGCGGCCATTGCCCTCGCCAAAGGCGACGGCAAACGAGCAGGAATAGGTGTAAGTAGTAGTTTCAACCGTCTGACCACCGCCGCCGCCACCTTTGCCGCCAACTTCTTCGCTCTCAGTGGTCTTAGTCTCTTTGAAGCGGGCAGACCAGATTAGGTTGCCGCCAACTCTCATAATACCGTAGAGACGACCCACCGCCGCCCCCTCGGTGGACTGCATGACAGTAATCTCTTGAAGTCTCGGACCCTCGTTACGTATAGCGGGCGTAAGAGCGGCGATAATCATGTTGTCCACAATGCCGCCAACGAAAGAACCAATTGCTCCGCCAATGGACGCAGCAGTCAGCGTGGCACCAAGGACAGTGATACCACCGCCAATGCTAGCGCCGATCGCCGTGCCGACAAGTCCAAGGGCAAGAGTAGCCATCTTTAATCCTCAATGTCAGGAAACTTGAAGGCACCAACAACCTTTGGCTCCCACCGTTCGCCCAGGGTCACCTCATAGACCTCGCGGCCGCTATGGGAGTGAACCATTTCAGTCTCTGTCGTCATGATGCCACAATGCCATGCCACCAGCTTAAGGTGGGTCCGGAACACCAAAACGACAGCAGGTCCCCGTATCTCCACAGGAACCTCTATCAAGTATTGCCGTGCTGCATCCAGCATCGTCTCTTGGCCAATGTTCTTGCGTGGCGGACGACCTCGGTAGGCGGGAGGCTTCACTAGCTCCCCGTATGCCTCTGCATATATGCCGCGCAGAAGGCCCAGACAATCGCAACCACGGCCCTTCACTGCCGCCATGTTATGATACGGCGTTCCGATCCAGGAGCGAGCCAGTGTTACTATCTTCTGCGCTTGCATTTAGGGCCTCCTCAGTTAAACAGCGACCCGCCATCCAAATTGTCGTCACCAACTTTGGGATAGAACAACAGCATGTCAGGACCAGGGATAAGGTTGAACCCGCGGAAGTTCACGATATTGTTGAACTTCTCATTGCAGGTAGCGGCGTCTTGCTTGCACCCAACGGTGATGGCGAAAGTATCGGAAATGGCAATGTCTGCAGGCATGAGCTGCCAAAGCTCAATGGTGACAACCCCGCTAGTGAAGTCATGGAGCTTTACCTCCATGCCCGAGTTATTGTTGTTCCCGGACGTCCAATTCACCATGCCCGCGGTGAACCAATCGTCGTCGAAGCCTGTCAGGCCGGTCGCGGTGAAAGCTCGGTTGCTGCTTACGCTGTTAACCGTGCCCGTTCCGCGATAGGCGGCGTCCGAGAGGTTGATACCACAACGGGCGTCACCGATCACGGCGTTACAATAGCGCTGATACTTACGCCCGACCTTCTGCTGAAGCATGTTGGAAAGGCCGCGCATCTCTGCGGAGAACATAACCCCGTGGCGCTTAACCTCACCAATGTAGCCCTTGCTTCGAATATGGCGCTCGGAAACGTCACTCCAGTTTACCCAGTAAACGACAACCTCTGCGTTATCATAGTGGCCCGCTGCCAAGTCAGCTTCATTGATGTTGCTGGAGGACAAAGCCCCTTCAACCTCGAAGTTGTCCACCGCGAGGCCCGTACTGGACGCAAATTGAGAGGCTGTGAAACCCGTTGCCGCCTCGTAGGTCACTCCATCAAAGGCCAGATCGTTATCATGGTCAGTGAACCCCTGAACGAGCCCGTCATTGCGTGTTACCTTCCAGCAATATACCATTTTGGTGGCACGACCGTCAAGGTGCGCTTGCAGGGCAGTTGAAAGCTTTTTGGGCATTAGACTTTCACCTCAATTACGTTGATTTGTGGCACTTGGCCAGCGCTGAATAGGTCCACGGTTACATCAATATGGTCATTGGTAAACCGGACGGGCACATCAAACTCATACCCAGCTTTGATAACCTGGGTATTGGCAGGAGCACTATTGAAGGTGACGATCCCCGTCTCGGTGTTTACTGAGTAGTCAGCGCCATCAACCAGCGATCCGTTCACTTCGACCAAGACAGTTCCACTGACCGGCTTCTTGATGGCCCGGGTGTAGGTTGTCGGGCCTGAAGTGTAGGCTTTGATAAGCTGGAATTGCGTTTCAGCACCGTCGCCAGTGCCAATCGTCTGATCGTCCCGCTTCACGGCTTTGTTGGGAGCGCACGACTTGTAGTCGGCCCAGTCTTTCCACCGAAAGCCATAGAGACGGCCCAGCCGAGCCTCAAAGAACTCCAGCACTTTGTGCAGATCATCAATGTCCCGGATACCCAAGCCCGCGTCATACTCTCGACGGCTGTCAGCCCACACCGAGTTGCGCTCCTCATAGCCTGAACGCAGGGTCACAATATCAGTGCGACGCCGCGGACCCCCTGAGGACCCGCGGCTGATGCTGCTTGGGAAACGAACTTCGTGAAAATCAGCCATCAGCTATTCCTTTGCCCACGTGCCAGCATACGCTGGGCTCTTGCTGCCATCTGGCTTTCAGACCGACGGAAGCCTTCCACATCAGGAGTGCTGATATTGAACACCACCGTGCCGCCCCCTTGGCCTTGTGACGCTTTGCCGGCAGGCGTGACCTGAACACGCTCACCGCGGGACGCCCGGAAGGCCACAACGTTCTTGTCCACACCGCCAGTGCCGCCAACCATGAAGTCGGCGCCTTCGTTGCGCCCGGGCAAAGACGCGGCCAAGTCAGGCATGAGATTACCAAGAATGCCGCCAAAGAAGTTCTTCAGGGGCGCGATAATCATCATTTGAATGCCAATTTGGGCAAGGTCTTTTATGACAGAGGTGGCAAACTCATTGAAGTTGAAGGTGCCTGTTTCCACAAACTTATTGAGGGCGCTTTCCATATTGTCAAACACCGCATTTGTGATTTCATCCACCAAGTCAAGTTGACGTTCAAGCTGCGCCAGAGCGCCGGCTTGTTCGCGGATCAGTTCAATGTCCTGCTGAGCAAGGACGGCGCCTTCACGCTGGGCAATCTGCAGAGCATCTTGCAGGATTTGTTGCTCCTGCATGCCCTGGTTGTTCCGCATGATGTTATCGTAGCGGGTTTGAAGCTCCTGGTTAATAAGCTGGATAACGTTCAGGTATTCCTCAGATTGACCCGCACGATCTGCCCCCATCAAGCCGCCCCCGCGAGGTGTGACCGTAACCTGTTCCCCTTTGGACGCCCAGAAAGAAACCAAGTTCTGGTCGACGCCGCCATTGCCCCCGACAGTAAATGAGCCGCCAGAGTTAAGCTGCATCAACCCGTTGCCACCAATCTGGTCACGAGTGGGGTTATACGATGCCATGATGGGCGCGTTGTTATTGGCGGCTGGTGCTTCCAGGCCATTGATGACGGAAGCGGCAGCCGCTGCCCGGATGAGCTGGTCCGCAAACCCTCGAGCCCCTTCTTCCAGCGGGGTAAAGTTGATCCGGTCAAGTGTTGCCTCGGTCTGATCGGCGGCACCCGCGGCGCCGTCCATAGGCGTGCGGAACCGCTCAGCTTCAGTGGCGAGTTCATTCAGTCTATCTGCGTTGGCGCCAAGAGCCTCCATCATGCTCTGTTCCAAATCACGAGCGTCTTGCAGGGCTTTCAGCAGGTCGGCAGTATCAGAAATCCAGCTGGAGCCTCGGACAAGATTGCCAGCCATCTGAGCTGACTCAAGCCCAGCTTGCAGCGCTTGCAAAGCCTCAACCTTTTCAGGCAAAGACTGAGCGTTGGCTGCGGCCGTAATTTCCGCATCCAAGCCCCCGATTGCAGTGGCGATATTGGCCAATTGTTCCTCGGTCTGTTGAAGCCAGAGCTGGGCTTGAGCAGTCGGCGTTTGGGTCAGGTCTTCAGGCAAAGCGCTAAGGGCAGTTGCAAGGTCCTCGGCTGCCGCACTGACCTCAGGCCCAACGCCACGCACTCGTTCAACAGCCGCATAGAAGTCTTCAATTGTGCCGGTGCCGTCCTGAACAGCAGACAGCAGGTCATAAAGCCGTTCAATATCCTCGCTACGGAAAGACCGCATATCTTCGCGGGTGCTGTCAAAGTCCCGGAACCCGCCTATAGACGCAATCTCACTAAGAGCAGCGCGGATATTGTCCATATTGAAGGGATTGAGGCCAGTGCCACCAATCTCGCTTTCCATGCCACGAATTTCATCACGCAGGTCCCCAAGCGAAGCCTGCAGTTCAGCACGAGACTGGCGAAGCATCGCCTCGGTGGTGAGGTTGATAACCCCGCCGAGTTCTTCCTGCTCCTGGCGAGCGATTTGGACATGCTCATTATAGGTCTGAAGCGCCGTCACGCCATCGTCCATGACCTCGCGCAGCCGCTCAATTTTGTCTGCTGCCCTATCGGTGTTTTGGTAGACCCAAAAAGCAGCGCCAGCCAGCAGAGCAAGTCCACCAACAATTGGGCCTCCCATAAAGCCAAGCACCATTTTCAAGCCCTGAGCAGCAGTGCCCAAAAGCCCAACGTTAGTGGCCATCCGACCAACCAGAGCAATCTTGCTGGCCGTGAAGGCTACGCCCCAAGCGATGCCCAAGGAGAACAGGATGTCTGCCAGAGGCTCGATATTGTCGGCGATGAGGATGATGCTATCCGCAACGGCACTCGAGATGGCCTGTGCCTCTTCGGAAGTCGAGATATACTCGGTAAGCTTGTTCCTGAGCACCGTGAACGCCTGGCTGATCGTCGGCTCAGTTTGGGCGAACATATCCGCAATCTGCGGATACTGAGACATGATGGCGTTGAAGAACTCTTGCGAGGAGACCTCGCCATCAATAACCATGCGACGTAGGCGAGCAACCGAGCCGCCAGCGCGATCAATGCCCCGGGCAGCCGCGAGGGCAATCGGAAAGGCGCCCTCAAGGATGGAGTTGAATTCTTCAGCCCGCACAATGTCCGTGCCGATGGCTTGCGAGAGCTGGATCAGAGCGCCTCGAGCGGTCTGAGCAGAGGAGCCTTGAACAGCAAGACCCATACCAACAGCTTCCACAAACCGCAGGACCTCAGCTTGGTTTACGCCAAGCTCGCCTGCAGCCATCATACCTTTTTGGAACAGCTGTGCCAGTTCTTCAATTGGCGTTCTGGTCCGGCGGGCAATGTCGTAAAGCTCAGACATGGAGCTTTCAGCTTCTCCAACGCTGTCGCTCACGATATTGATACGGTTGGCCACCACTGTTGCGCTATCAGAAAGG